GGCGATTGGTCGCTGTATGCAACAAGCTATACTTCTTGTTACGATGGGTACGGACCCAGAAAAAGGTGGGATTAATCAGCGTAATCTCCAAGCTATGCAAGAACTTTTCAATAATGAGTCAGTAGGAAGAGTTCTGATAGCAGATTACACAACCAAGGCCGAGTTCGTAGTGCCGAGGATTGCTGAATTAATGGACCCTAAAAAATATGAAATTTTTGATAGAGATATCAATAATGGTTTAAATAATATTTTAGTGGGGGGAGAAAAATTTTCAAATCAAGAAAGTAAAGTAAAAGTTTTTGTTTCTCGTTTAGAGCAAGGCAGACAAGCTTTTCTTAATAATTTTTTGATACCTGAAATAAAAAGAATTTCTAAAAATTTAGGATTTAAGAATTACCCAGTTCCTTATTTTGATGAAATTTCTTTACAAGATAGCGTCCTAAAAGATAGGATTTACTCACGTCTATTGGAACTTGGAATTCTTACTCCTGAAGAAACAATTACTGCTTTGGATACGGGAAGATTACCAGACAAAGAAAGTTCTTTAGAAAATCAAAGAGAATATTTAAAACTCAGAAACGAAGGTCTTTACACTCCATTGGTAGGCGGTAGTCCTCTTGCTAAAACGGTGAAAGTTGACTCAGATAACAAAAAGCAAAAATCTTTACCTAAAAATGCAGGAAGACCCGAGGGAACTTCGGGTATCCCCCAAGAGAATAGAAAGATTTCGCCAGTAGGACAAGGAGAAAGTTCTGCTAATTATAGCTTGGATAAAGTCAAAGATAATATGATATTAGCTCAAAAGCTAGAAACCTCAGTGGCTTCTGAGTTGAGAAAAATGCATAAAGTCAAAAGATTAAATGCTACACAAAAGGATGTTGCGATTAAAATATCCGAAACTATTATTGCGAATGAAATTCCTGAAGCTTGGCAAAAAAGCATAAAAAAATATTGTAAAAAGCCCGTGGATCATAATTGCGATAAGGTAGAACTTGTTAGAGAGATCGCAGCAAAACATCAAATAGATTTTTACTTGGCTAGTATATTAGCGTCCAGTTTGAAAACAGAAGAAAAATAAAATGAGCGATAAAGAATCTAAAGACATGGAGGAAAATCACATTAAGTCTGTGGGCTACGGAGAAGTTCCCACCGATATTATAATGCCCGATATTCTAATTCCGCCACCCCAAAAGGATGAAACCAAAAAAATTATAGAAGACGAAGTAGATGTAGCTTTTAATTTTGCTTTTTTGGGAGCGGGTCAAGGAGGTTCTCGTATTGCTGAAAATTTTCATAAATTAGGATACAGAAGAACCGCTGTAATTAATACCGCTCAACAAGACTTAAATTCTATAAATTTAGAAAATAAATTATGTTTTGGTGAAGGGGGCGCTGGTAAAGCCCCAGAAGTAGCAACTCAGGCTTACCAAGAAAAAAGTGAGGATATTTCTGATTTTATGAAGCGTTCTTTCGGGGACAACGTAGACAAAATATTTGTATGTGCTGGAGCAGGGGGAGGAACT